GCTTGATTACATCATGACGTCGCTTATCCACCACTGTCTACCACCAGATCGCCGGCCCCTTATTAGGTGAGCTGGCGTGTCTCGCTGGAGCGAGGGGAGTGTTTCGCGTATGCGGCCGTCCCTTGCCGCCCGATATTGTCCCCCATTTGTTAAATGATGACCCGAGGGGGGGGCGCGTCGATCGGAAGCGCAGCACGGGTTGTGTACAGGTCAGTGGTTTAGCCCACTGTGGCTGTCCGGACTATGACCCGGACTATCAGCTCAAGTTACTACTTAGGTGTATGTGCTGGCCGGAGACTTGGCCAGTGGCGTCACCGCGAAGAAGTCCACAGTGGGGTTGACAGCGGATGCGTCAGCGAAGATCAGCTGCAAGCCGGATGCTGTCCCCGCGCCCAGACAGGGGATGGTAACGTCGAATATAATGACGTTGACCGACAAGTCGACGTTGTGGTCCTTGACGAGCTCGTACCCGGTGGCCGGTATCTTGACGCCCCGTAGTGGAGCGTAACTCAAGCCGTGGCCCCGGTTTGAGCCGGTGCGGCTGTGGACCAGCATGTATCGGCCCACCATACGTGGCTGGATATTGACCTTGCTGATGTCTACGACATACGAGTCGAGGTAGCACCCACCAGTGCGGCGCCGCACGTCAGCCACGGGATAGGTGGCGAGCCAAGCCGGGTCTATCAGGCCCCTGGTGTACTGACAAAACCGATCAACGAGTGACGCATGGGTCACGGGCTCGCCAGTGGGCGACGTTAGCGGCCCTAGGGCCATGTACGGCGCAGACATGCCGTCAACGGTGGAGTGCGGCACCGTCAGCCGCACCTTGTACCGAACGTAGAGGCGTCCAATCACGGCTGGCGCCGTCGCGCTCCCAAGGAAGCACCCCTCAACAGCAATGGTCAAATTGCCAGCGGTGTTCAGGTGTGGCTCGCGGTTCTCAGGTGCTGTAGAGCCGACATCGAGCCACGTGCCCAACCCACGAAGTGCCTTTGGGTCCACCCGCAGCCTAAACTCGGGGCACCAAACGTTGGCAGCAATGTTGGTCCGCATGAGGGCCATCTCTGACATGCTCTCAGGAGGGTCGTCAAGAGGGTCGTAGTCCACCCCGAGGGCAACAGTGCCCTCGTTGGTAGTGGCAATAGACGTGTTGTAGAAGAACTCCAACTCCTCGATGCGATAGCGTTCGTACCCCGAGGCGGTCGTGCTGAACCAAGACATGATAGGGCTGGTAGCGCTAATGGGGAACTCCTGTAGGTTGAAGTTACCGCCGGCATCCCGGTTGGTGACGATCGTTGCTAGCTCCGTGTGCGAAACAACCAAGTCAGCGCCAGTCCTGCGAAACACCGGCTGAGTGCCGGCGTGCGTCACACCGTAGGCCGTCGGGGCCGCGAAGGCTGATTCTCCCCTCGGGTGGTCCGGCAACTTAAACGGCTTGGTGCGCTTCTTCGCCTCGAGTAGCTTGCGCGCCTTCTTTTCGGCGTGGTACGCCTCATTGAGCTTGCGATCCAGCTTGCCTGGCCCTGGGTTAGACTCGACACCGACAAGCCGTGGAGCAGGCACGTTTTTATTGACGCCCTCAATGCCACGGGTAGTGGGCTTCCTGTTGAGCTGCTTGAACGCCAAGTCCGAGCGGTGCTCGCCTGAGATGCCATTGTAGACATCTCGTCCGAGACGGCCGAGCCTTGCAGCCTGCCTCGCTTCGCCCGCAATTGAGTCGGGCGGGGTGGCGTGGAGCTTGGCGATGACGTCGGCAGCATCCTGCCAATCATCGAGAAGCTCCGCGCTATCACCGATAGTAACTGCCCCATTAGGGTCTTTATTGCTGTGCATGGATATATGGTTGACGAAAATATCACGCTCCCCGTTCGTCAGTCGCTGCTCGGCCACTTGGGAGTGGCTTTCCACGACCGGGGACTGTACATCCGTGGGCCACCACAGTCAGGTGGCTGCTCCGTGCAGTCTCTTGGCATTCTGTTTAGCACGAAAGTCATCGTTTTGGGCACTTGTCCCACGGACCGTAATACACTGCTTACCAGAGAGCCCACTCAGGGTGCTGCCCGTAGTTGCTAATTACGGGAGCCTTGCGCCGAGTTGTTGGTACTCGACGTAGGCTTGGCACCCACCCCACTGTTTCCATTGACAGTGTGAGTTTCCTGAGTTGCTCTTCTATGGATTTCTGGGTTGTTGGTGTGACGCCAAAAGCTTTCCAGAAGCTTAACCTCGCCTCCGCAGTGACAGGAGTCGGGGCGTTGTTGACCATCCCACGGGCCAACATAGTCATGCCGCAGTCCCACCCAGCGCTGGCCGTAATCCTGGACGATAGTCCATGGCGCTGGTAGACCGCGTAGTATTCCTGGAGTATGGGCACCCCTCCAACGAGTGCCATGCCACAGTCACCAATGGCCTTGCTCCACTTAGCAACGGCCGTAGGATGCCCAAGCTGGAGAGTGCTGCATGCGTCCTTGGAGACTGACTTCTCCAATGAACGCACGGCAACATACCCGGTTACACCATCGGCGAAGGTGACCTTAACTGGGCTGGTCTGGCAGAATTCAACCTGCTCAAACACCCGCACAGGAGGCTCGATGATGACGGTGAACCCAAACTGCAGTATTTCCCACGAAAGGTACTGCTGATTTGGCCCCCGCTCAACGTCGCCCTCCTCCAGTATCAGGACACAGTCGTCGCCGTTGTTGCACAGCTCGTACTTGGTGACCCCAAGCCTACGCATGACGGAATAGGTTATCATGACCATCAATAGGCAGTTCCCCAATGAAGTGTTCATGTCGCCCGACATTCGTGAGCCAGTCTTGCGGTATCGGATCTGCCCGTCCTTCAACCGCATTGAGCCCACATTGGCAACTTGCCAGTCTAGCAACTGTTTTAACAACTTATCTCTCGGAAAGAACTTCCTGTACACGCCGTGTTCCCATCTCAGGGCGTCAGCTGACACGTGCTGGTCGAACCTTGTTGCGTCGTAACCAAACGCGACTGGGTTAGTGAATTCACTCCACTTGGCGAAAAGCGCAGCTCCCTGCTGCCTGGCATTCATACCTTTAAAAACCGTGGGGTGATCGCTCGGCCCGATCCTACGTAGGGCCTTAAAGATCCTTTTCTCCACATGCTTCAGATACCTCCCGACTTCAACATTGAAGCGGGGGTCTCTGGGTTGAATGAGTCTGGGACAAGGGTCCTTAATCCCGTCCCAGCCTATCTTCTCGCACTTGATGAATGAATCAAGATGTGCGTCGCGCGCGTGCACCGGTAAATGTTTTAAGCTCGCGACCGCGGCCTCATAAATTGTACGTTTCCGACCTGTATAGTAAGCTAGGAATTGCTCGTAGGTTAACTTATTACAGGGTACTATATACTCCTCAAGGGCCGCTAGCTCAATCGCTAAC